GGTTCGTGATGGCGCAGCTGGTGAAGCTGGAGCCGGGCGACATCCTCGTGCTCAGTAGCGTCGGCGACGTCTTCGCAGATGATGAGGCGCTCGATCGTCTCGGTCGCACGATGCGGGAGCTGGGCACCGAGCATGTCCTCTTCTTCGAGGGTGACGTCGACCTGAGCAAGGTGTCCGCGGATGCCGTGGCGGGGAGCTGACCATCCGGGCGAGTTCCCCACGCTGGGCTGGCTGGTAGGGGAGTGGATCGAGGCCCATTGCGTCGTCCCCGACGGTGACCAGATCGGCGACCCGTACCTCCTCACTGATGAGATGTGGCGCTTCCTGGCGTGGCACTACCGCCTGCGCGAGGACGCGACGGAAGCGGGCTGGCGCTCGGCTTGGTCGTATCGCCGTAGCCAGCTTGTCCGCCCCCAGAAGTGGGGCAAAGGTCCGTTGACGTGCGCGATGGTGTGCGCTGAGGCGGACGGTCCCGTGCGGTTTGCGGGCTGGGATGCGAATGGCGAGCCGGTCGGCCGGGCGTGGGAGACGCCGTGGATTCAGATCGCGGCGACGTCTGAGGATCAGACGGACAACGTGTACCGCGCGCTCGTCCCGATGATCAATGAGGGTCCGCTCGCGGACCTGATCCCGGACACGGGTGAGACCCGGATCAACGTCCCTGGCGGCGGCCGCATCGAGCCGGTCACGTCGTCCGGCCGGGCCCGCCTCGGTCAGCGGATCACATTCGCCGTGCAGGACGAGACGCACTCCTGGGTGGAGGCGAACGGCGGTTGGAAGCTCGCCGAGACCCAGCGGAGGAACCTTTCCGGTACCGGCGGTCGCGCCGTGGAGACGACGAACGCGTGGGACCCGTCGGAGCAGAGCGTGGCTCAGAGGACCGCGGAGGCGTCCGTGAAGGACGTGTACCGCGACCACCGGATCCCGGCGCCGGCGTCGCTGGCGAACAAGCGGGAGCGGCACAAGGCGCTGCGGCACGCCTACGGCGATTCCTCCGTGCTCGTCGGCGGCTGGGTTGACCTGGACCGCATCGACGGCGAGTTGGTCGAGATCGCAGAGAAGGATCCAGCCCAGGCGGAACGCTTCTACCTGAACCGCATCGTCGCCGGCACCGGGGCGTACATCGACGGTGACCGATGGGACCTGTGCCGTGAACTGCGGGACGTCCCGGATGGCATCGCAGTGACGGGCGGATTCGACGGGTCGGACATTGACGACTGGACGGGCATCCGGCTGGAGACGCTGGACGGCTACCAGTTCACCCCGACCTACGGGCCGGACGATCGACCCACGGTGTGGAATCCGAAGGAGTGGGGCGGCCAGGTCCCGCGCCTGGAGGTCATGGCCGCATTCGACGAGGTCTTCGCTCGCTACTCCGTCGTGCGGTTCTACGCGGATCCGCCGTACTGGGAGTCGGAGATTGACGCCCTGGCGGACCGGTACGGCGAGAAGCGGGTCGTGCGCTGGTACACAAACCGCGCCGCGCAGATGCACAGCGCCGCTGAGCGGCTGGCGACGGACGTCACGAAGAAGGACTCGGAGTTCCGCCATGACGGCTGCATCTGGACTGCCCAGCACATCCGTAATGCCCGCAAGGCGGCCCGGCCGGCGAACCGGTACGTGCTGAAGAAGGCGTCCGAGGCGCAGAAGATCGACCTCGCGATGTGCTCGATCCTCGCCCACGAGGCCGCAGGTGACGCAGTCGCCGCGGGTCAGGCCCGTCCGAAGAAGAAGTCGAAGATGCTGATTCTGCAGTGAGGGGCGGTGCGCTGGTGGACCGTTCTGACGAGCAGTGGCTGAAGCATCTGATCCGTTGCCACGACAAGGAGCTGCCGGAACTGCGGCGGCTGAACTCGTATTACGAGGGCAAGCAGCCGTTGAGCTACATGGCGCCTGAGCTGGAGCGTGAGCTTCAGGAGACGGTGCGGCAGGTCGTCGTCAACTGGCCGCGCCTGGTCGTCGACTCGGTGGAGGAGCGCCTCGATGTCGAGGGGTTCCGCTTCCCGGGCGAGCCGGGTGCGGATGAGGAGCTGTGGCGGATCTGGCAGGCCAACGACATGGACGAGCAGTCCCAGCAGGGGCATCTCGACTCGCTGGTCATGGGCCGAGCCTATGTCGTTGTCGGCACGCGGGAGGGCGACGACAGCACGCCGCTCGTCACCGTCGAGTCGCCGATCGACATGTACGCCGATTTTGATCCGCAGACCCGCGAGGTGCGGGCCGCAGTGAAGCGGTGGTGCGAGGAGGAAGAGGACGGCAAGAAGGTCGACCACGCCACTCTCTATCTGCCGGACGCGACGTCGTGGTGGGAGAAGGAAGACGGCGTATGGGTCGAGGACCCCGAGTACGCCCGGGATGAGCACAACGTCGGCGAAGTCATGGTCGAGGTGCTCGCGAACCGGCCGCGCCTGAAGTGCCCGAACGGCGTGAGCGACTTGGCGGACGTGATCCCGATCTCGGACGCCGCATGCAAGATCGCCACGGACATGATGGTCAGCGCGGAGTATCACGCGACGCCGCGCCGTGTGGCGTTCGGGTTCGGCGAGGAGGACTTCGTCGACGCCAACGGCCGTAAGGTCAGCGCGTTCAGCCGGATCATCGGCCGGATGTGGGCGACGGAGAAGAACCGCAAGGAAGACGGCGCAGACGTCGTCCAGTTCTCCGAGGCCTCTCTCTCGAACTTCCACGAAACGATCAAGCTGCTGGCCTCTCTCGTCGCCTCCCTGTCCGGCCTCCCGCCGCACTTCCTCGGGCACGCGACCGATAACCCGGCGAGCGCTGACGGCATCCGTAGCGCAGAAACGCGCCTGGTGAAGCGGGCCGAGCGCAAGCAGCGTCGGGCTGGCGGCACCTGGGAGCGCGTGAACCGCAAGGTGATGCGCATCAAGGACGGCGCCTGGAACCCGGACGCCCGTTCACTGGAGACGATTTGGCGGGACGCCTCGACGCCGACGGTGGCGCAGCGGGCGGATGCCGCGGTGAAGCTCTTCACGGCGCACATCGTGCCGCTGCGGCAGACCCGCGAGGACATGGGCTATACGCAGGCGCAGATCGAGCGCATGGAGGAGCAGGACGAGCAGGCGGCGCAGGATGCCATGCAGCGCATCATGGGCGGCGACCTGGCGGCGCTGGAGGCTGGCCCGAAGCCGCCCGCCGAGCCGGTTCCTGCCGAGCCGCAGCCTGTTCCGGTGACTTGACGTGCGACTCACCCGGTCGGTGCGTGAGATCGCTCTGGCCTTCCAGGCAGCTCAGGCGCGCCGAACCCGGCTCACCGCGAACGAGGTTCAGCGCCTGTGGGCCCAGTTGGACCGCAGGGACTTGTCGGGGTCGTGGGATGCCTCGGTGGGGCCGCGGATCGTCCGTGCTATCACGGCCGGCCAGCTGTCGACGGCGGCCGCGGCGGACGGGTACGTGGATGAGGTGGTGGATGCCGAGGGCGCGGACTCGGACCGGGCGGGCCGGGTCCGGCCCGAGGCGTTTGCCGGGGCGGCAGCAGATGGGCGGTCGCTCGACTCGCTGATGCTGCTGTCCGTCATCACGACGAAGCAGGGCATCGCAGGGGGCCTCTCGGAGGACGACGCACTGATGCGGGGCCTGAATCAGGCTCTGCGCCTGTCGTCCTCGGAGGTGGCGCAGGCAGGCCGGAGCGCAGTCGGCTCCAGCATGACCGGGGTGCGGACGATCCAGGGCTACGTGCGGGTGGTGCAGCCGCCGGCGTGTGCTCGCTGCATCATCCTGGCGGGCACGGAGTACGGCTGGAACAGAGGCTTCCAACGGCATCCGAAGTGCGACTGCGTCCACCTGCCGACAACCCTGATCGCCCGGCATCAGCACCGTGACCGCGGGTTCATCAACCCCGAGTCGTACTTCAACGGTCTGTCGCGCGCCGAGCAAGACCGCGTCTTCACGGCCGCGGGCGCGCGGGCGATCCGTGAGGGCGGCGACATGTCGCAGATCGTCAACGCGCGCCGCGGCATGTACACCACGACCGCGTTCGGCCGGACCCTGCGCGCGACCCGTGAGGGCACGACAACCCGCGGGTTCTTCTATCGGCAGGAGCGGGCCCGGGACATTGCCCGGGGCCGGGTGCCCGCCAACATCGGGCGCCAGTACCGGCTGACATCGCCGAGGCTTCTGCCCGAAGAGATCTTCCGGCTCGCCGAGAGCCGGGATGAAGCGATCGCCATGTTGCGGCGCTTCGGATACATCACCTGACCTGGCGCAAGGCCTGGTCATTCATCCCGCAACGGGAGCACATCACCATGAGCACGACTCGTACCCGCTGGCTGCCCGCTGCCCAGAGCGCGGACTGGTTCCAGCTCAACCGGCACGACGACCCGGAGCCGACCGACCCGGAGCCCGCTCCTGACCCGGCAGCGGATCCCGCAGATCCCGACCCTGAGCCTGACCCGGAGGGTGCCGAAAAGCTCGGTGACGCGGGCAAGAAGGCTCTGGAGGCCATGAAGGCGCAGCGGGCTGAGGCCAAGAAGGCCGCCGCCGCCGAGAGGAAGCGCGCTGATGATCTGGCCCGCAAGGTCGCCGACTTCGAGGACCGCGACAAGTCGGAGCTGGAGAAGGCCACATCGAAGGCGGAGCGCCTCGAAGCCGCCATTGTGAAGGCCACGGCCCGCGCGGTGAAGGCTGAAGTGAGGGCCGCTGCCGCAGAGTTCGCCGACCCGGAGGACGCTGCCGCGTTCCTCGACCTGGCGGCGTACACCAGCGACGACGGGGAGATCGACACCGAGGCAATCTCGGTCGACCTCGATGCCTTGCTGGAGCGCAAGCCGCACCTGCGCAGGGCCGCCGCCGAGGGCCCGAAGAAGCCCGCACCCAAGCCGGATCCCGGCCAGGGTCCACGCCCCTCCGAGCCGCCGACCGATTTCCGCAAGGCCGACCGCGCCACGCTGGATGCCGAACTGGCCGAGCTGGCGCCCGGGTTCCGTCTCCGCTCGTGATCCGAATCCGTGCCCGCCTGGGCGACGGGCACACCTCGATCGAGGTGGACGGACACGAGGGGCACGCCGTGGACGGCCGCGTCTGCGCAGCCATCACGGCCATCACTCAAACCGCCCTGCTGGGCCTGGAGCAATACGCCCTGCAGTACCCGGACCTCGTGTCCGTCGAGATCACACAGGAGTAGAAATGACCACACTGACGGCTGCCAAGCCGTGGTTCCGGCTCGACCGCCACGATGTGCGGTCGACCGTTCCGACCGCGATCCGCGCCATGATGCAGAACGGCATCCTCGACAGGGTGTTCCAGGAGGCGCTGAAGCCGAACTTCATCTTCCCGGCGATCGCGGACGCGATGCCGTGGCAGGGCGGCCTCGGCGACACCAAGACCTTCACCCGCAAGGGGCTGCTCGCCCCGGCGACCACGCCGATCACCGGCTCGGACACGTCGGCGGCCACGTACTCGATCGAGCAGTGGTCCGTGACGATGGACCAGTACGGCCAGGCCGTCGACACGAACATGCTGACCAGCGCAATGGCGCTCGCCAGCAAGTTCCTCGCCGACGTCGAGACGCTCGGCATCAACGCCGGGCAGTCCATCAACCAGATCGCCCGCAACAAGCTGTTCAACTCCTACGCGGGCGGGCGGACCTGGTGCACCACGGCCGGCACGTCGGACACCAGCATCATCGTGCAGTCCGTCGCCGGATTCACCACCGTCCTCGTCAACGGTGTTCCGACCGCCGTGTCGGCGTCGAACCCGCTGACCGTGACGGTCGCCGGTGTCGCGAACACCGTGACCGGCGTGAACACCGGCACGAGCACGCTCACCCTGGGCACGGCTCGCGTCGACGTCGCCGGTGACGCGGTTGTCGCGGCGAACGCCCCGGTGTCGGTGCGCCCGACCGGGTCGAGCGCATACGACCTGACGACGTCGAACACCGCGACGTTCGCCATGTTCCGCTCGGCGGTGACCCGCCTGCGGAAGATGAACGTCCCGACGGTGGGCGGCTACTACGTGGCCCACGTCGACCCGGACACCGAAGCCCAGCTGTTCTCCGACTCGGACTTCAAGCAGGCACTGCAGGGCCGTGTCGACTCGCCGATCTACACCGACCTGAGCATCGGCCGGTTCGGTGGCATCGACTGGGTCCGGAACATCGAGACGCCGACGCTGCTTGGCGGCTCGGCCGGCAACGTGACCGTGCACCGCCCGATCGTCCTCGGTGCGGGCGCCCTGGTGGCGGCCCCGTTCGAGGGCATGGGTGACCTGCTGCGCGGTTCCGGCGTGGAGGACGTCCCGGACATCTCGATGGTCGAGGCCGCACCCGGGGTGCAGGTTGCGCGGATCGTCCGCCCGCCGCAGGACCGCCTGCAGCAGAACCTGTCGACCTCGTGGTCGTGGGTCGGCGACTACGGCGTCCCGTCCGACTCCACTACCGGCGACGCGGCCCTGTACAAGCGCGCCGTGGTCCTCGAGCACGCCTGATCGCGCCCGGCCGGGACGTCGCACTGTCGGCGTCCCGGCGGCATGGAGGAGGAAGAATGCGCGCGAAGGTACTTGAGGACATCGCCCCGTACTACAACTACGGGATCATCCGGCTCGCCAAGGATGAGGAAGTCACCGGCGAACTGGCGGTCTATCTGCTGGCTACCAACTCGCCGGTGCAGCCGCTCGACGACGAGGCCCAATCTGTCCTCGATGGCGAGCCCGAGCCGAAGGTGGAGCCGCCTGCCGAGCTGGATATCGACGCCAAGGCGGACGACGTCCTCGCCTGGGTGGGCGACAACCCGGAGCGGGCTGCTGAGGCGCTGGCTGCGGAGCAGGCGAAGGACAAGCCGCGCTCCACGCTGGTGAAGCAGTTGGAGAAGCTCGCCGCCAGCAGCCCGGAAGAGTGAGGGGAGGCCGCCATGGTTCTGCCTCCGCTCGCTACGGCGGCCGACCTGCAAAACGCTGGCGCCACAGGTACGGATGCGGCGCTGGAGATGGCGCTGCGCCGGGCTTCCGCGCGGGTGCGCCGGTACACGCGGCAGGACATCACGTTCGTCGCGGACGAGACGGTGACCTTGCCGGGCGGGGAGCGGGTGCTGTGGCTGCCGCAGTATCCGCTCGTCGTCGACGGAGGCCACCCGCTGACGGTGGTTGAGGTCGCCGACTTCTCCGGCATCGAGTGGACGGCGATCGAGAACCGCGACTACTCACGCATCGGGAACGAGCTGACCCGCGGCTATCCGTGGCAGGCCCCGAACCGGCTAATGGGCTGGCCGTGGAATCGCGCCCTGGGTATCTGGGGGCCGAAGGTGCGCGTCACCTACAGCCACGGCTATAGCGACGTACCAGATGACATCGTCGATGTGGTCCTCGACCTGGCGACGATGAACCTGTCCAACCCGGAAAACCTGCGCCAGGTCGCCATCGACGACTTCCAGCGGACGTTCGCGTCGGAGACCATCGGCAGCGCCAGACTGACACGGCAGCACAAGGAAGACCTGCGCCCCTACCGCCGTGCCGCGTACTCGGTGGTGCTGTCGTGAGCGCGCTTGAGGCGGCGCTGGCGGCGGGCCGGCGCGAGCACGAGGCCATCATGCTGGACATGGTGCGGATATGGCGCCCAGGTCCGCCGGTGTTCGACCGCAGCACGGGCACAGACACGCCAGGGGCCCCGCTGGAGTTGTATGCGGGCAAGGCTCGGGTGAAGCCGTTCGGGCGGTCGGTCAGCACGGGCGTTGAGGCCGGCGAGCGCGAGGTGGTGCTGCGCGAGTACGTGGTGTCAGTGCCGCCCACGTCCCTGCTTCCCGCTGGCGCGATGTTGCTGCCGGGCGATCAGGTTCAGGTGACGGCTTCAGCTGATCCGCGGCTGGCGGGTCGCACGTTGTGGGTGACGGCTTCGCAGATGAATGCGCAGGCCACGGCGTGGCGGATCAATGCGGAGGACCGGTCATGAGTGCTCGTTTCGACATGTCTGATGTGCGCCGCCTGGAGCGGCATCTGGCGCGGGCGATTCCACGGGCCCGCCGTGATGCCCGTGCGGTGGTGCGGCGCGGTGCGGTGAACATCAAGCGGGACTGGCGGGCCAACGCTCGTTCGTCCGCGCCGAAGCATGCCCCGTCCTACCCGCGGTCGATCTCGTTCGACGTCAACTCCTACGGCCCGGACATCGTCATGGCGATCATCGGCCCGGACAAGGGCGGCCCGCAGGGTGCGCTCGGCAACCTGCTGGAGTACGGGTCGGTGAAGAATCCACCGCACCGTGACGGCGGCCGTGCGCTGGACATCGAGGAGCCGCGGTTCGACGCGCAGATGGCGCTGATTGCCGAGCGCGGTCTGGCGTGGTGGTGAGCTGATGACGACACCGACGGTCCTGCCTCATATGGATGCCGTGCAGGCCGCGCTCACCGGTGCCGGGCTGACCGTATATCTGGGTGGCGCGCCCACGTCTTCCGGCTGGTCGCCGCCCGACAAGTACGCGGTGCTGTACCCGGAGCCCGGCGAGGCCGTGCGCGAGTCGCTGGCGGACCTCCGCAGTGACTTTATGACGACCTTCCAGATCACGTGTGTGGGCGCCTCGATGGAGCGTGTCCTGTGGGTCGCGGACAAGGTGCGTGCTGCCCTGTCGGCGCCCCTGACGGTGGCGGGCCGGGCCGCGTGGCGGCCGGAGGATCTGGGCGGGCCTCCGGTGCAGCGTGACGACGACACCACCCCGCCGTCCTGGTTTGTGCCGGTGCAGTACCGGCTGATGTCCATCCCCGCCTGACAGGAGATCCCCCCATGGCGCTTCTCGCCCAGCAGGCCATTGCGCGTACCGGCCTGACCCCGACCTACTCTGCCGCCGCCGCGTCCACCACGGTGACGTGCGGCGACCGCAGCTTTCTGCATGTCAAGAACGCGGCTGGGTCCAGCATGACCGTGACGGTCACGTCTACCCTCCAGGTAGATGGGCAGGCGGTCGCGGATCTCGTCGTCACAGTCCCTGCGACCACGGGCGACAAGATGATCGGCCCCCTCTCGAACAAGCTCTTCGCCTCTGCTGCCGACGGCGTGAGTGCGTCGATCACCTACTCGTCGACGACCAGCGTCACCGTCGCCAGTCTCACCATCTGACGCTCACCCAGCCCCGCTTCGCCCCGTCGCCCGGGGCTTTTTTCATGCCCTGAGGAGGGTTCATGTCTGACCTGATCAGCGACGGAATGACCAAGGTGGTCTGGGCGTCGTCCATCGCCAACATCAACGCGCCGACCACGACCGAGCTCAACGCGGGCCAGGACTTCACGACCCGCGTCACCCCGGACGGTCTGAAGATCGACCCCAGCACGGCCGATGTCGACACGTCGTCGCTGGCCTCCACCTTCGACACGAAGACCGTCGGGCGCATCGGCTACGACACGGAGATGACGTTCAAGCGCGGCACCACCGGCGCGGAAGACCTCCCGTACACGACCCTCAAGTACGGCGTCAGCGGCTACCTCGTCGTCCGCCGCGGCGTCGCCTACGCGACCGCATGGGCAACCTCCCAGAAGGCGGAGGTGTACCCGATCACCTGCGGCGAGCCGCAGAACTCCAGCCCCGCGGCGAACGAGGTCATGAAGTTCGTGTCCCCGATGAAGGTGACCGCACCGCCCGCGACCGCCGCCACGGTGGCCTGATGCCGAGCAGCATCGAGGACATCCTCGCCAAGGCCAAACCACGCGAGAAGACCGTCCTGGTCTGCATCCGCGGCGACCTGGCAGGCGAGGCCGAGCGCCTCCAGGACGAACTGTCGCGCGTCTCCGAGGACTGGGAGCCGGCCGACCTCTCCGAGGCGCATCCCGGGCGCGCCATCGCGGACCAGCTCAAGGCGGTCCACAAGCAGGTCCGTGAGGCCGAGGAACCGTTCAAGCTGCGGTACATCGGCGACAAGGCCTACTCGGATCTGATGGCCGCGCACCCGTCGAAGGACGACAACGAGGCGTTCGACTCGGAGGCCTTCCCCCGCGCGCTGGTTGCAGCGTCCTGCGTCGAGCCGGTGATGTCCGAAGAGCAGGTCATCGAGCTGTTCGAGGTCATCAACGAGGGCGAGATCAAGAAGCTGTTCGACGCCGCCTGGGACGTCCACAACAGCAGCGATCTCATCCCTTTCTCGTTGGCCGCCTCCGCGCTCCTGGCCTCCCTCATCGAAGGGAAGTAGAGGCGGCACGCTCCTGGGGCGTGCCGCGCTCGGTCTTCATGGGCCGCGTCGTCGACGACGGAGAGCCGCTCTGGCTGGCGGAGGACCGAGCCTGGGCTCTCGCCCTCATCGAACTCGAGGCGGACTCGTGCCCGGACTGTGGCCAGCCCTGGGGTGAAGCC